GACTTCAGACATTCTTTTAGTAGTACCGAATATGTCACGACCCAATGCTTCACCAGCGGTAAGTTCGGGTTGAAATTCTTGATTATAGATAGGAGCATTAGCGGAAGCTTTTTGATCGCCGTTTATCAATTGATACAATTTGGCTATCTGGTCAACTTGCTGTTGCTGCATCTGTTGCTTCATCAATGCGGCCTGTTGACGTCCTCTATTAGCAATCTCTGCCTGAATAAGTTGAGGGGGTAAATTAGCAAATTCTTGCGGATATCCAAGCGCTTGGAGACCTCTGCCAAGATTCTGTCTCTGTATTTGCTGTAATTTATGCGATGCCAATTGTTCCAATCCAGAACCAATTGCTTCACCTAGGGGATGAGGAGTAGGAGTTAAATCCAATCGGGGTAATGCCATTAGATGCCTCCAAATTGTTGTGCGCCATATACTGATGCTGCCGCTGGAATTGCTCTATTTAAAGCGCCACCAATTAATCCTTGTTGTCCAGGAACAAATCCAGTTTGATACTGCGGAGTTAGCCCCTGTTGTAATTGCTGTAATCCGAACTGCCTATTCTGTTGCCCGTATCCTAATTTATGAGCCATAAGTTTTTGCGCTAATCCCTGACCACCTGCCTGTAATCGTTTTACAAACTGTGGAGAGCTAGCCGCTGCTCCCGTACCAGCCGTAAATTGTTCTGAAATCTGCGGAATAATATTTTCCTGATAATCACGCAATATCTGATCACGCAACATATCAAATCCTTCATACGGATTGGCAAGATCATACTGTCCCGCATTCAATAATGAATGAAGGGCTTGTTGTTGATATTGATTGTAAGGACTATAGGAATATTGTTGAGGATTAGATCCAAATAAATATTGCTTAACACTATCCCACCAGCTGCCTTGATTTTGATTTATGGGAGAGAATGATAATTGCGGGGCACCTTGTAATGACGCAAGGGATCCTTGTTGGGAACCCATCCCATTAGTTCCTAATAATCGATTGATTTGTGGATTTTGCTCGAACGCCATACCGTCCCTAACTTTTTAAAAACTCTAAAATTACTAAGCACTTATTAAAAGTTACACCACTATTATTGTCGATAACAACTTGTGTAAGATTTGCTCGTAGTGAAATATATGCACCAGCTCCCCCCGCAAATGGTATAGGATAAAAATTATTACCGGTATTATCGGTCGCCGTCCCGTATATACGGGTAAATGTCCAGGTGTTTGGATTAGGTATTCCGAGATTATGATTAACGCTTGTTACTCCGGCACCTAATGCACCGACATTTATTACAATCCTATACGCCTGCCTATAATCATTATTTACGTTACCAAGTATTGGAAAGAATAATTGTCCATTTAAAAACTGCGTTGTTACATAATAACCAGAATCTTTTATATTGAGCGCTAATACAATATTGTTAAGATTTTGATACAAGCGGACCAGAAGTAATTTAAATTCCTCACTATTAACATCTACCTCACGGATTCGATTTGCTTCATAGACGTCGGTAGTGCTTACAAATAACCCCGTATCATTTTGCACATTCGGTAAAAATCCAGCCATAGCGATACCTTTCTATTGTAGACGGGCACTTGTTGGAGTAGTGTGGAAAATCATGCTATGCAGTTGAAATTGTGACTCTCGTACTTGGACACTTCTCATCTGGGTATCATTTAATTGCATATTTAATTGAATAAATTCACCATCCGCTTGCAAATAATAGGGATGCCACAATTGAGAGGCATTTTGTTCAAATGGTATCGTTGCATAAGGAAACGTTTCTAGCGTCCCCGTCCCAAGGAGCGATCCAGTACCTGATATATCGTTACTATCAGCGAGCATAGAATTGTCTGCTGTAGAAACAAAGAAATCAATTTGTATTTGTCCAAATTGCGTCCTATCTACAAGAAAATCTACTTTCGATACGTACGAGTTACGTCCCTGCTGCATATAGAAATTATACTGTTTACTTAATAATTGTGGATTACTTACTCGTGCTAGCGTTCCGCCACCTCTATAAGTGCCAGCTATTATTGTTCCACTGAGATCTTGATACAAGATGGTAAACGAATTTGGAGTGGAAGCGGTATCACCAAGTACCGGGAATATTTTTCCATTCAAAAGCGTTAGATTCCCACTGCCAGTTATACCATCAAAATAAATATAATCACCTTGTCTTAAATTATGATTAATAGAAGTTATGGTGATTATATTACTCCCCGGAGACGTAATAGTAATATCAGTAATTTGTAATGAAGCGGCATTAATAGGAACTTCTGGGTCTATAATGAATGTCCAACCCTGTTGATTACCAGCGGCAACTTGTCTAAAAAGAGCTTGTAAATAACCCGAATCCCACGTTTCATCATCATCCCACGTGATAGTGGTAGAATTCCATCGAATTCCATTGGGCGTTGGTTGAAAATAACCAAATGCGGTGAAGCTATCATCATTAAATGACCACGTTCCATTCTTATAATTATATACAAGCACTCGGTTAGGAAATGGAAATGCGCTACTCGCTGTCTCATCGGGGAATGTCCAATAAACCATTTCTACAGAATAATCTCGAATGCCGTAGACGCGCTCGATGCCAGCATCGGAATTATGAATCTTAAATACTTCATCAGGAATCTTTTCATCAATACGCTCCACATTTGTACCGGTACATGCCATTACTCCTACATTTCCTACACCAATTGCTACTTTATCAAAAGGAACTACGGAGAACGTAGACTCAACCCCGAGTTCAGTATTAATCTGCTGCCACGCAAAGGGAGCTTGTTGATTACCGGTGTAAACAATTTCCCACGTAGATTCTTCTAAGAAAACAATCAATCGATCTTTAACAAATTCAACGGTGACAATGGCTTCCATAGTTGGGCAATCTAACCCAGAACCATTCTGTTGGGTATCTTGATCCCACGCGTTCATACCCAGCGGAGAAACATTCGATGGTCCTGAATAACGCATGCGATTAGCATATTGAATATTACCGGTTCCATCCGAATTACCTTCCCAAATATTAAAGGCAAGTAATCTGTTTTTAAATGGAACAAGAATGCGCGCAGCGTTCATATATAAAGAAGAGCCACTACTGATTAAAGGTTGAAAATTATCCCAATTATTATTAAATAAAAATCTCATGAAATTAGGTTCAGTTTCATTAAAATTAGTAACGAAAAGAACGTAATTAGAGGCATCCACGCCCACCCATGTCGTAAACCAGAAAAATTGAGAATTACTTCCCGTCCATGTCGCTGCGCCAGGGGTAACTTCTCCGTCGATTCTTTCCCACCCGCCATTATATTGATACGCATAGATCGTATCGAATGCTATCAATGGTTCATCATCAATAATGGCATTCTGAAAGGTGGCCATTCCCATAACGGGTAAAGCCGGGTACCAATAAACGGCAGTCGTCGCCGCTGATCCAGTAAAAACAAAGGAGCCGGTAGAGGTGTTAAATGTTGCCGTCGTAGCAGTGCCATCAATAAGTAAATTAGCGGGAGTGCCTAAAGCATTAACCGTGAAAAAGTTCTGTCCGATAGAAAACATCTGACCGATAGCGCCGGCCATCGCTGGAACAGTCCCTGATAAAGCACCCGTATTATTCGTGGTGCCTACATTGACCCGTAACCGAGTTAAATCCTGAGTGTTATCAAGCCAACGTGATCCAAATCGTTTTCTTATTCTGCCACGCCATGCATATGCATTATTAAGCGATGCAAAGGCTTCATCGGTAATCATGAAAGGCTTTACATTGCGTTGTAAACCAGACTTATCATCAAACGGAGCAATAAAAAAACGATCCATTGGCATGTTAGAATCCTACGGTAAACCACATGAACTGAACCTGAGCACCATTATTATTAACATTAAAATTAGCATTTCCCATGAATCCAAAAGGAGCGATAGTCGTTAACTGAGGAGATACGGCGGTGAAAACATTGGTCACGGTGTATTGCGTCAACTGAACGCTCATAATCGAATTAACATAGGGGATAGTAAGAGGAATAAGGGTAACGGCATTCGCATTCGCCGTCGACGTTCCCCATTGTAACGTTATACCGGAAGGTAATGTGGTATAACCATTACCCCCGGAAATAAACGCTTGTCTCTGTGAAGCAGTGACAGGGTATGTAGTACCAGCCGCATTCGTAAAGTAGAGCTGATTAACACCAGAGACGGGATCAAGAAAATTATAAAGACCAACCTCACCCGCGAGAAAGGTAGGAGTCGATCCCTGAACTGGAAAAGTGACCTTATTATGTTTACCTTGGCCGCTCAAATTATACGACACGTGGTCTACTGAAAACGCAGAATCAATCGTGCTAAAGTTAGATCGTATAAGTGGTTGTGTAAGTGCAAGCGTCTGTCCGGCTTGTGGGACGTCGTTAAGTGCCATTATATCTCCTTAGAATGGGAAGTTTGCTGATCCATTAGCCCACGGCCAACCATAACTTTTCCCGGTAGTGTAAATAGTAACGGTGCGTTCATTAGTCTGCTGAGTGAGCGATGTTCTATTTACCAAATTCATCTGTTTCATATATTCCGGCATGATCATACCAACCGAATCCATGTCCATACGATCTTCAAATATTTTCTTCGAAGCTCCATATGCAATGAATTGCCACCATTGTTCTATCTGTGGTGAAGCATTAGCGTCTAATAGTTCGGTAGGTCGTATATCAGCTTCTATTTGAACTGAATAGGACTTGTCGGGAACTGGTCGTAAAGTAAATTGATTGTCGTAATACAAACAACTAATCGGTAATCCTGCTACATACGGAATATATTCTGCCCAGAGAGGATTATTGATACTATTCATCGTATTGGTTGGAAACGATACGGTAAAAGCTCCCGTCTGGTAATTAATAGTTCCTAAATTAGAAGTAGATGTAGGAATCTGATTTGGTATATCGAGAAGACCTATCGTATTAGACGGATTAATTGATGCATATGTCTGAGGGTAATCTACTACCTGCATCGCAATGCCATCAACATCAAGCATCGTTAACAATAATGAGTTCTGTTGTATCGCGCCCCCGTTTGGGCCATTAGCGTTTGGAAATTGGGGGAATGTATTAATGACACCACTAAAAGGACCAGTGTTGCCATCGCCAGTAATAAGGGTATTGACGACTGAATTTGTTTGGGGCCACTGACCATAAAAAACATCTCTCCACTGAGTGTAGAATGCTGGTATACCCGCAATAAAAAGCGGCGGATGTACTGCTATATATTTATTTTTAAAATTAAATAAGGGATCAAGCGGATTCGTAGTATTCGTCTGATACACATCAACGCCGGGCTGCGTGTAAAACGTTAACGTTGTACGTAATGAAAATAACCGCAAATGCTCAGGAAAGTCATAAAGAACAAAGGTGTTAATGTATTGATCTATATCAGCATCAGAAAGTTGAGCGGTCGATGGTGATCGTGTAAGTCTGCGAGTCTTTGTTCTAATCGCCTGTAACGTACTATCTGCCATCTTACTTTCCTAAAATTGAGGGGTTAATACATTCACAAAAGACTGTGTCAGTATGTCCGCATCTTCACCAACCGGTACAACTTGAGCCGGTGTATAAATACTACCAGGTTGTGGCGAAGGAACCACAAAAGGATCAAAATTGGTACTGTCTATATTCATCGTAAAAGTAGTAGAGCCAGTTACCAAGATTGATCCTTGTACATCGTTAAGAATTTCCATACCAAAATACTGCGGTATCTTTATACGAACAATAAGTCCGGACAAATAAGAATGAGCAAATGATGTGGTAACCTGCAGAGGAAATGCATTGGTTATAGCAACAATATCGCGAACCGCCGGCATAAACGTAGGATTTTGTATCGCCCCATAATATGGCATAAATTCCTCTACAAATTATTTAAGATACTCGAGTCGTCACTTCAACCAATCCTGATGGTGCTATATCGTCGTCCATAAATTCAAGCGATCTAAATTCACAACGCGGAACCTTATTGGCAATCTGCATCTTCTCCGGGGATTGCAATGATCCATCATTAACCGCTGCATGAACCGTCATTCCATGACCCGTCATATCGCCCAATTGCTGATCCAATCGCTTATATTCCATATAGTGCACATTATTATTAAGATGACGCGCTACCATACGAGGTAATTTATATTTGCCACCATCAGTTAATTCATACGCCTTATAATCATCCTGTGCGTATTTTTTAAAGCGGAATCGCAATGTTCCTTTTGGATGTTCTATATAACGGAAAATGCCCGTCACTAATTCATTGTCACGATCATGTTGCGCTTCAAGCTTTTTAGCCAATTCTATCTTGTTTAACTTTTTCTCATCTTTTCGTTCGATTATTTGAGCCATAATATCTCCCAGGAAGGATGAGGTATGATCATACCTCATCCAACTATTATTCATTTCTATTAAGCGCCGCCACTAAATGATTTACCAGCTACCCAGTAAATCACGTCGTCATCAGCACCGCCTGGATGATCAGCGCCACCCGTAAGGGATATGCCAATAAATCCAAGGTTAACTTCCGAATCACCAAGAATATTGGTGCCAGAAGCAATCGCTTGAGCCGTATTTTCACCAACAGGAACTACCTGTGCTGGTGTATGAACTGGATCAGCTGAAAGAGGCCACAAGAAAGTACCAAATGATGTTGTATCAACATCTACGGTGATAGTATTGGTAAATCCATCATTATCCGCTTCGTTAATCGCAACGATTGTTGCCTGAACGCCATCAAGTTGTGCCATTCCGTATGATCTTGCATTCACTGTTGGAACAACGAATCGTATTACTTGTCCTACGGTAAAGTTATGATTCACCGTTAAAGTAACAATAGATTGTGTTGTCGTAGTAGCCGGCACAATGTTAGCTATTAACCGTGTCGGTGGATAAAAGTATGGATCATATGGAATCATACGATACGTACCCGTAGTACCCGCAACACTATTCATAGCAACAACCGTATTAAGGTATGCAAGTGTGAAACTTGTATTAGCTACAATAGTTCCAACGGTATAATCAAGACCACCAAGCTGCTTTGCGCTCAACGTGCTAAATATGCGCACGATAGAACCAGTTACTAATCCTGCAGTATTACCTGTTGAGACAACAGGAGGTGTCGCAGCAGAAATAGCAGTAATAGCGATACTTGGTCCTGGAACGTTAAGCGTATTATTAACAAGGCTAAATCCGCCCGTTGTTAAGTACTGCGATAAATTAGCCGCGTTCGCTGCATTAGATTTGAAATAGGCAATCATAGCTCCTTGTGGAAAACCACGTTGCCAGTAATATTGGACCCCTACAGCCGTTGTCTGATTAGCTGCCATTTGGGTAATGTTATATACATTTATCCAATCGACATCAGCGCGTATCTGCAGAATTTTGGTTGTGCCATCTGAAGTAAAAGAACCCTGATTTGTTCCTGAAAAAACTACACTCATGAGTCCTCCTTTAACTATTTAAGGTGCAAAGCATTTGTGTAATCCACAAATCATTCAGCACGCGGGTGACTTCAGCCATCGTGTATCCGATAGTAACGTTCTGATACAGAGCATCAGAAAATTCAGGCCCACGATACAAAATGCGTGCAGAAAAATTATCTTGGTATACACAACCAACCGCCTCAAGACCTTGAACAAACACTGAGTAAACAGAGTTTCCTAAAGCAGAAGCGTTTGGACGAATAAGTCCCTGACTGGATAAGAAGAAGCGTACGTTATTGACGCAACCCCATTCAGCACCTACTTTAGCGCCTGACTGGTTTGGATAGTTCCACTTTGGCGTAAAGTTATTAACGTTATTAAGATCTTTGGACAAATTAGTATGACCCATCGCGATATATGCTTCACGAACAGGTGCTGTACCAAATCTATCTTCACCGATCTGACGATCAAGAATCATCCATGCGTCATTTGATAAAAGACCCATGGTAACTTCATCAATATCAGAAAGAGAAATATTAGTTGGCGAATCACCGTTAGTACCACCCGTACAGGTGTACTGTGACGCAGATGCTGCAAGAGCATCACGCGATAGCTGATCTTCCGTCATACGCATCGAAAGACCCATCAACTCAGCAACTTCTGTCAAAACCATGTCTTGGTTTTGTAGGAAAACTCGCTGGTTAATGGCCGAATAAAGACCGTAGATCGATACGGTAGCATCAATATCAACACGATTTAATGGTGTCGATGGAATTGGTTCCCCATCAGGAGATAAAGGAACTGGCGCTGTTGGTAGACGATCATAACGGGACATACGTAACGTAGTACCGCCCTTAGCAGGTAAATGCTTTGTCACCGCACCTAATTTATGAATAAGACGCGGCGTTCTTACCGCCAACAATACATCATCGGCGGTCTGCAATACCTCTGGTGGTAAATTGCTTGGACTATTAATAGGCATAGTCTCTCCTATAAAAATAACAATACATTATATGGAAAGATTGGCTGGCGAGACCGATACGCCGATGGGTGGCGAGCCCTGATTACACCAAGGAGGGGCGAATCTCCGTACGCCAGTGATTTATAGGTTCACTATACCTGTGCAGATGGTGAAGCTGCTTACACCGAATGTTTACGCGAAAACACTCATGAGATAAGTATAAATCGGTAAATAAGAGAAAAACAAGATAAAAGCTGGTTGGGAAAAAGGAGAGATAGGAAAACCAACCAGCCACGAAGATCGATAGGTAAAATATTACCTACCCATCTTTTTTCTTTCAACTTCTGCAAGAATTCGATCTCGATCAGATTCGCTTAAAACACGACGATCGTAATCATTAAGGCGAGACAATGGTGTTTGAGCAGTCTGTGGAGAACCCGCTGATGCTAGTTGAGGCTTTTGTTTATTGGCAGCCAATCTACTATCCGCATCTTTTACTTCACGCGGAATTGCAATGCCATAATTCTTAATCATGTTGTACGCGGTCTTAGATTTAGCCTTCAAATTCGGATTAGACATCATTGTTTGATAATCATCCGGATATAATCGAGCGAAAGTCTTAAGATTCTCATCGGATACTACTAAATCAAAATCCTTGAGTGCGTCCGTATCAACTTTCGCTTCGAAGTAAGCAAGCTTCTGCTCTAATTCAGCTATCTTTTTCTCAGTAGCTGATAACTTTGTACTAAACTTTTTGTTAGACGTCTTAACATGTTTTGCTTGAATATAATCGTCATTATCAACACCAAGGTCTTCTTCCTCAGCCGTAATTTGAGGAGCTGCGGCTGGAGAAATTGATGACATTCTTTGCTCAAGCTCCTGAGCTCTGCGCTCGGCAGCAATACGAGCCGACTCTTCCGCCTCCAACCTTTTTCTCATAGCAATAAGATTAGTTTCTTGAGAAGTTAATGGCGCTGGTGCTTGTTGCGCAACTGATTCTTGAACAGCTTCTTGTGCTTCTTGATTCTGTATCGTTTCGTCCATCATTGAAGATCTCCCTACTCATTGGATGGTTCGTTAATAGTTATAATTGCATCGGGCAATTCGCCATTTTCCTTTTTAACCCACTCTAAAAGCTCTCCCGATTCCATCAAAAGAACAAATTGAGCTAGCCTTTGCGTTGCTTTATTCGTTAAATACTTGCTTGTATTTCTTATTATATCCCAATATCGCTCAGCAGAAGGAATACACCATAAAAACTCTAGATCTCCACTAATATAGTGATATTTAAATACATCCTGTTTATATACTGGCGTTGGGCACGAACGACGAGCCCATATTTGAAATTTTGGTTGCCCCAACACTCGATCTACATTTTTCACCAAAACAACATAGAAGTTTTTATTCTCATAAAGAGCATGCTTAGACGCTTCATATGCAGCATCATAAAGCGATTGTTGAATGAGGGGCGACATTGCTTCGGTATAAGAACGAATATCATCTTCGAGAATACGGCCCTTGTCGTTGTTCTCTTGGACTTGTTGTCCGACGGTTTTTTTTGTGTCGATTTTCATGTGGTTCTAATTCAAATATTTTAACGAAATAAGTCTTATTTGATTCTATTTCCTCTTTTTTATCGTTAAGAATAGCAGACAGATGAATAATAAATATAAAAAATATGACATTTAATAGCATGGTTATTTTCTCCTTACTAGGAGACTACACCATACCATTGTTAGGAAGCGAAAATAACACATTGGTTGGTTTAGTAAAAAAGGTAATGAAATTTACTAAACCAACCAAACAACAGGTTATGCTATAATTATAAGTATGCTTCATAACAAAAAACAGGTTACCCCTCAGCGTGTAGGTAACCTGTTTTTTGTTATTGATGGAGATTAATCCACCAATCTCCTATAAAAATCTATTTAATTTCCACAAAGAGACAAGATAAGCTTCTCGACGAAACTATCAGTCGACTCTTCGTACGGTATTATATGCGCAGCTCCAGGAATGTCTATATATTCACTGCGCGCTTTGAGCGTATTAAGAACCAGCAATTTATTATCATCCGATAGACTTCTAAAGTTATTTATAACTTGTTGATTATACAATAACTTACTATCCCTAAAATTCGCAAATGCACACATAGAAGGAGATAAGTAAAAAATTGCCGCCATAATTAAACAGAAACGAATTGTCATAGTTCTAACTCTTTTGGACATTGCGGAGTGCTAAGAGTGCCATTCCATATCTTTTACGGAAATATGTACTTCCAGTTCCGGATTCTTCTTCAGAAACAGCAAGTAGATGAAGCTGAGCAATGCTTAATCCTTGAAGAGCAGCATGGGCCTCGTGTGCTTCGTCATTAAATTCTCTATTGAGATCATTCGCTTCATTTTGAGCCTGTGTTTTGAGCGCTTCTTGCTGTATTTTTTTCTCTTCTAAGTTTTGCTGTTGCTTTTGGGCATCTACCGCCTGTTGTCCTACATCGACTACTTGTTGGCCAAATTCAACATAACTATAGAGATACTTACAAATCGAAACAGTACCAGCGATAAGTCCCGCTATCCCAACCGCTTTTTGTCCGTTACTCAAACCGTCTTTACCCTGTTTTTTCTTACCATAGTAATTGTTTATAACGGTAGGAGCTGGTTGGTATGAAGAATTATTAGAAGACGCATTTCTCTGAGATGGCATATAATGAGGCGCCTCTTGCATAGACCAGATTGGTCCTCGATTATAATTGGTCGATCCAGAGCACATAGTAACCCTAAATGGGCGTTCCGAAGAAGCATTAATAATGCTTGCGGTTGCCAATAAACTCATTAATGAAATTGAGATTGAGGATCTGATCATAGTAATTCCTGAAATAATTTATTTAATTTCTCTATCAATTAAACCGTATTATAAACCGTCGCCCGCACCACAAATATGCAATGCTGCTTCGTACCTATCACGAAAATATCGAGACGGACTATTGGCTTCTTGTTCTTGTGTAGCAAGAATATATAGTTGATCTAAACTCATTCGTTGAACAGCTGTATGAGCTTTTTTAGCCTCGTTTGACGCTTTCTCTTCTTTTTTTTTCCAAAAGAAACTGCATATATACTGTCCGGTGGCCACTATTCCAGCAGTCACCGCAACAGTTATAGTAAGTTTTTCATTATTATTAAAACCGGAGGAACTATTCTTTAAGCATTCACCAGCATGTGGAAAATAACTGGTTGATTGTTTTATACATTGATACTCATTATCAACAGGAATAAATTTGAACTTATGTAGTGAATAAGGTGACTTATCCGCTGCAACAATATTAAAACTTGCTAATAAACCTAAAAATACAACTAAAAGCGATCGCTTAATCATGATCAATACCTGTTATTAATTAAACTATTGTTTTGGTAATTTTAACATAGCCGCATAACGATCGCGAAAATAATGGCTATCATTACCTTCTCGCTCTTCTGCTTCGGCAAGCATCTTTATTTGATCAATAGATAAGCTCTTAATTGCATCTAGCGCTTCTTGTTCTTCTTGATTAACAGCTTCTTTATTAGTCGTAGCCTCTTGCTTAGAGAGCTGAGAAAGTTGTTGCACGGTGGTTTGTTGCCTGGCGGCTGGTGATGACGCAAGCGAATTTCCCACCGTTTCTACAATACAACCAAGAATGCTAATACCAAATCCGATTAAACCTGCAGATGGTGCAGAAAACATAGACGGACTACGATTTGATGCCTGCATCTGTCGTACATGTAACGGAACATGCGTCACGTAGTCTTGTATCATATGATCAAGAAGGTTGGATGGTTGAGGCATTTTATAGCCACTCGCCATAGCTACATTGGAAAAAATAAGAATGAAAAAAAGAATAGACTTCGACATGAAGACTCCCTACATAGTTAAAAGATTACTCACTAGTAGTACAGTCTAATAAATATATTGAGTATGGCAACAACTTATTTAAAATTTATTATTTGTTTCAAATAGGAAAACGGCCCTTACCTCAAAAGGAGAATAAGAGCCATTACTATGATAGAGATTTTATTTTCTACGTTTTTTCTTACGTGATTGACCAGACTCGGAAAGAGCTATAGCAATTGCTTGTTTTCTATTTCTCACGACAGGACCTTCTTTAGATCCTGAATGAAGTTCTCCCGCTTGCCATTCATCCATCACTTTTTTTACTTTAGCACGCTTAGCGCGCTTTGTCTTTGGTTTAACTTTTGGCATAGAGCCTCCACACTATTTTTTGCAAACACACGGACTCTTTTTACAGTATGGGCATTTTTTCATTTTCACAATTAATCCTTCTTTTTATGCTTTTTTCGTTTAGATAATTTTTTCAATGTCTCAGCTAAACGTGCTCTTTTGGCGATAATGCCACCTTTTTTTTCAGCTGCTTTAAGCTTCTTAACTGGAATAGTCTTGCCTTTCTTTATATGCAATTCTTCACGTAAAGCTCCCGGATGCTTTATAGCACCGGCTATAAAATTCTTTTTCTTTGCTTTCTTTTTCATACTACAGCTTTCAAAGTTAGGCCCAGCGCAAAACTGGGCCTATATGGTTTTACTTAGGAATCACTGATGAAGAGTCTACGCGCCACCGATCAACACGTTTATCGGATGGTTCTTTTTCATTCTTCTGCCGCCGTTCTTTCGGTTTTTGAAGAATTTTATTAACCACTTTGAGCAACTTTTCGTCAGGTCGTATTTGTCCTGGCATGATGTTACCAGTTACTTGGTTTGGTTATACTCTTAAGAGCTGCTGCATCTTCACGCATTGTCTTATCGACTTGCTCATAAAGATCACCAACACGATAACCATTCATTGAATAGTAATCGCCGTTTCCAAGATCACGTTGAATAGCGCCATACGGCAAACCACAGGGGCGAGAAAAGTCTTCTCTTACTGGTCCCATATTTCCGTTATTGGTTTGCATTATTCGTCGACGATCGTTGAGATCCATTCTTTCTTTGAATGTTTCTCCATAGCGACCACCCCGAGGAATAAAGCCTTGTCCGGAAGATTCTTCGCTTCCCATTCCATAACCGGAATGATGTTCGCCCATGGAATGACCGCGACGATCTTCTGCCATATGCATGTAATCGCGATTAGCCATTCTTTCCTCATGCTCCATAGCACGGTAATCATGATGTGCCATTCTTCGATCGTGACGCGCCATTGATGAACGCATAGAATGATGCTTACGTTTTGCCATATTGGCTCCTAATAGAAACTGCAGCATTACCTGCAAGGTTACTAAATTCCTCTAACTATTGAGGTTGCCACTAGCGTATACCACAAGATTGATTGGAAACAAGACGTGATAATAAATAGCTAAATTTATAAGACGACATAAAACTAATCCACGACATCCACCAAAGCCACCATTTCTATACGCCCTCCGCACTACCTACGTAAAATAATTTATAAAAAGTTCTAGAATCATCCGATAGGACACCCTAATGGGACTCGAACTTTCCCTCCTCTTGTTTTCTGTCTAAACTGCACATAAAACCAAACGAAAGGGTTCTTTATGAACAAATCATTATTTCTAATAATTGCACTTAGTGCAGTAAATATTCTCGTAGGCGCTGAAGGGGGAAATGTTGGGATAGGTAGTGGCGTCGGAGATATGCCAGGATGTGGTCAAATCAAGAAACACATCTATGCGATGTTGATACCTTCTGCGACTGCAGCTTCTGATTGTCGTAGTGGTTCTGGATTTGAAACTTCAGACTTCTCAGCGGTCTTTAAAGAATTAGAAAGATTAAGTAACTTCTCCAAGTGAGAAAGATCTACCGTTTCTAGTTCTTTCAGAATCTTAACTTTGTTGAGTAATGCAAGTTCATCTTCTTTGTTAGATTCTGCGAGCTGCTTTTTAGCAAGCGCATGATTCTCTTCAACACGAGAAATTCTTTCATACGCAAGCCCACGGTCAGCTTCACTGCGAGCATGAGAAAGCTCAGTACGAGCTTTAAGTTCTTGCATTTGAACTGCCATTTGCTGCTGTTGAACTTGTTGTTGAGCTTGTGCGCTTTGCTGCATTTCTTCAAGAATCTCTGTCTTGTTTTGAATAGTCGCTTTCTTTAGCATTGCTGAGTCAGGAATATTAATTCCAATCTCTTTCAGCTTAAGAAGCTGTGCAAACTCCATCTGAACCTGTGATTCGGTATTGAATCCATTTTCTACCATTGAATGATATTTTCCAAACGCCTGGTTATAGAATAACGGCGCTGGTTGATCACCTTCAAGTATTCGTTGGATCTTGCCCGGCGTATAGTTGGCCTGAATAACCTTCATAATAAGGTCGCCTAACATATTTTGAGAAAGATCCAAACGATCAAAGATGGGTTGTTGTGCGGTAAGTCCCGCACCTTGGCGCAATGCTGATAGATAACCCGAAGCATTGTCATCTACTATTTTGCCAAGGTTCTCTTCTGAAACACCAGCACAGTTATACATTTCTTTATCAAATGTCTCCTGTAGCTGGAAGAATGATGGTGGTATTTGTGGTGGCACAATAGGCTGGATATCTGCAAGCTGTGCCTCATCTTTTACCGGAATGATTCTACCTTGTCCTGTTTGGAAAAGATGCTTAACATCAACCGGGGCATTCTCTTTAAATATCCACCCAGAGTTTACCTGGGATTCTAAAAGATCCGCTGATAAAATCACTCGTCTATTAAAGAGCATTTGTGGATCACGAAGACTTCTACAAACACCCGATATACGCTGATACATATAGGGCATTTGTTTGTTATAAAATCCTATTACCGGAACGAATGGATACTCATCTATTCCTAATGGATTCTCGCCATCATAAAAAACCTGATCCTGGATCATTATTGCAAGGCGAACGGTTGGTACTGTTTTTTCTGTTAATTTTACTTGGGGATGATCTGCGAGGAAGGCATCAATATCAGCTTTATCATTGCGGCTAATATCAATTAATTCTCCCGAAATAGTATCATATAACATACGAGCGCGACGGTAATCCCGATACCAATACTCATCGTAAGATATACGGTTTGATTGGGCGTAACCGAAGGCTTCTGGCATGTACTGGAATCGACCGTCTCTCGCCATCCCTGTTGGATTTCCTTGGAGAGCCATAATGGCATCATACATATCTTCTGGCATTAATGCGGCCGCAGCCGAATGAGTCATATACGATCGTCTCCAGACAAAAGCAGCATCAGACAAGTCTGGCTTTCTAAAGTACGGATCAATCATAAACTCGTTATACGCTAAATTATCTACTTTAATGTCTCCATTTAATGGATCATGAGTAAAATCTAAATACACCTGTAATAGATTCATACCGGTAACTATGGCGCCCCCATGAAACGCCTCAGAAATCATTTCATAAACATTCTCTTTTTTGTATATATGCAACAATATTTTCGTAAATTGATCTGCCGTTTTTTGGTCGCCATTCTCTAAGGGAACAACAACCGTGCTCTTTCTGTTTCTGCGCTGATAACCAGAAATCATATTACAAATAGGTCTGACTCTATTAAAGTAATAAGAATTGGTTCCTGACGATAATACTTGATTGTAGAGTTGTGCCATGAGCGATGGATCGCCTGCTTCTAGACGAATATCGATATTTCCCTGCGTCCACGCAATAGACCATAAAGACAGATTATTCGTATAATCTTGATCCATTTTGCTTTTAATAGCCGAGAAATCTTTTCGAAGAGACTCAGGACCCCTCATTAACATAGGCACTATCCTCTTAAAGAGCGTGAATAATCAGCAGTTTAGCAAAACATCTTTCACAAAAACAAATATTATAAAAAAAATACCCCGGAGATTAATCCAGGGTATTTTGCATGTCGTTGAATTAAAAGATTTCACGCTTTAGATTCACGATATTTTAATACACAGAAAAGTATGAGACTTATCACGACCATAATTAAATTAATCTGAAGAATATAGTAAATATGATGCCATACGGTGGGACAGTATTTAGCTGTAAACGCATCGGCCATCTCTTTTCCGACAAGCCATTCGTCTGGTAAAGCATATCCTATGAAAAAGCCTATTACATTAATACAATGAAAAAAAAGAGTTTTTTTTGCTGCTGATAACCCATAAAACCATCTTATTTGTAGCATTGGAAACATAGTTTTTCCTATCAAAGTATTAGACATGATATAGATAATATCTTAGCAGTCTGCCAAAAATGAGAACGAATAAAAGAATACACATTTCCACTATGCTAATAATTGTTAAATTGCGGAAACTATGGAATTGTACCAATAAATCTTGAACAGACTTTGTATATTTACCAAAAACCCATTCATCCGGTATTTGATACGCTACATATGCCGCTGCAAGAGCAATAACTTGTATTGTTATCATCTTTTGTAAGAAAGACAATTGATTAATCAATCGGACAATAACCATCATATTCCTATGGCAAGTTTAAGGAGTAGGCGCCATACCACACGCCAATCCAGCAGCAAGAGCGATACCCTCGACACCAGCACCCAGTATAAAAGCCCCTAATCCAGCAGTAAATGGAACAGCTGTTCCTGCACTGGTAACGCTAACAACTCCTAATGGCACTACGGTAGTAGCAACTAATCCTGCTTTAACTGCCCAATAAACTGTAAACCCTAACCCCGGTCCTCCGCCTAACCCCTGAACGTGATGTCTCAACAAGTAGTTATTTTCCATGTCTCTTTTTATTTCTATCGTGCCGACTTCAAGAAACTTATCAAGAGCCTCTTCGTTTTTTGCTAGCTTCCTAAGATTAGTGTCTAACCAACAACTATCTATTTCGTGAAGTCCATAAGAATCCTCTACAAGAAACTTATTTTGTTGATGCAATAAATAGATCTTGCCAAGCGCTTCGGACACCCTAACCGACTTTTCATTAATGTTTTTTAAAGCACCACTCAAACTCGCGACTGATGCTAAAAAGATAAAAATTAAACACTTTTTCATATAACTCCTCTATCGATCAAATCGTGGATCATGATTAAATATTTTTTGCTTAAAGTTCTGAGGTCCATACATAGCCTCTGCTCGTTTTCTATCAAAGTCTTCTGCCGACAATCCCTTTTTTGTTTTATGCAGTGACTGACAAAGATATCTCAAAGCATCTGCATAGTTACTGTGAGAATCATGGACGGGTTTATTTTTATACATATTACGTGGCTCATCCCACTCACGCCGATAATTTTCTAATGCATTTACGAGCGACCTACATCGTTCAGCATCTATCCATAGTTTAGGAAAATGCGTCCATACATTTTCAATTCCGTCCATGATAGTAATTTGTTCAAGGACGGTAAAGTTGATGTCGAGCTGTCGAGCTTTCTCGTAACGGGTTATAGCACCCCCACCCCATTCACGAACCATTAAATCATGAGGAGCAAAGTACTTACCATAGCGATACGGTTTACTTTGAATGTGATGCGCATAATGATCAAGTCCGACGCCTGTATTTGAATAACAATCTATGATTCGAATGATTGTACCGTCGCCCACCACCTGAAAGAAGATAAGAGTAGTTGCATCCTTTACGCCTATATCGATAGCAACGTGAACGAGTAATCCTGGTTCCCAAGCAACAGCCGTGATGCGTCCTTCCTGCTTTGCTTGTTGTAAATAACGCCCGTAATACGAACCGTCAACACCCCGATCAAATGAGCAGTTATATTCCTGTTCGTAGAGCTCGGCAGACATTTGTTGTCGTTCTTGTATAAGAGCTTCGTTAGATATGTGCTTTGTTTGGGCTACCGTGCGATGAAATACAGTCCAGTCTGGTAACTCCTGAGCAATCTTAAACATGTGGTAGAAGTGATTTTTGCCGTATGGCGTTGAAAGAAATATAACTGCTCCGTCATTAGCAGCAAGAATAGGTCGGACCGTGTTATACACTTCGCTATTCATGTAGGCAAATTCAGAAAGTATGACAAGAAACGGATTAGTACCACGAATAGAGGTGTCATGTGTATCGCCGCCCAGGCATTGTAATACCGATCCGTTCACAAAGACTATTTTTTGTTCAGAAGAATTAATCTTTGCAATAAGACGGGGAGGAATGTAATCAATAAACTTCGTTCCATCGATTGCTATTGCATCGAAAATACAGCGGCGTGCCTGGCCAAAAGTAGGCAGTACGTAGTGGACCAAGCACACCTTATTTAAACACTGCCAGATAGCTATATTCCAAGCAGTGATATCTTTTCCCGCACGACGTGGCCATGTCACGACAAGCTTTTTGTCGCCCCTATCATACGCTTCGATGAGCTCGCGCTGATAAGGGCGTGGAGTAAAAAGATTTAATATTATTTCATTCTCTACGTTGTTCGTCTTTCTGATGATCATGAGACTCTGCTGTAGATTGTTTTGCTTCCGTTTCTATCGATCTATTATACATTTCTTCTTCGATGTCTTTAACGTAGCTTATTATGTATAAACCACCAACCAATAAGATTCCGACAATAGCGATAGAAGCAATGGTGAACTGTCTTTGATACGCTTCATACAAGTTATAACAAGGGGTAATAATAAAAATAGGATCCTGGTGTCCCTCGGTGGTTAAAATAACCAATCCAAGACTAACCATAAGCAGCATTACTGGTAATTTCATACAAGCTCCTCTCTATTTATTCATTATCCTCGACTTTCTCTTCTTTATGACTACATTCTCCTAAGCAACGGGTTACAACAAATGGAATACCTTGATTCGTTAGATCTGCTTTAGCTTCTTTCTGCACATCTATCTTTAAGTTATTGTGATATTCATCAACTTTTTTCCATTCGGGATCATATTCATGCATGTTGCGATACGCAGAGGAGTATTCTAACTTCTTTTTCATTACGCCAACTCTGCGTCTAGAGGCAAGAAACACTTTTACTTCTGTCACTGCTTTCTGAATATCCTCGTATTGATCACGCCACATATAGAAAGTTCCGCGGGGAATTTTATACTCGAATAAAAACTCCTCTTTTTCCATACCATCAGTAGTGTAAAGCCAGTGACAAAGCGTATAGATTAATCTTTCTCGCCATTCTGTTTTTCCAGGATGGGCCATAAACGCTTCTTTTGGTAGATCACTGAGGTAATTAGAGAGAGTATGGGTTTTAGGTAGTATCTGGGATTGTTTGTTATTTTGAGGTTTTTTCATTCAAGCTCACGGATAATGAGGTGTGTGCGTGGTTTTTGGTCATATAGTTTGCGAGCAGTTAGCTCACTTACCTGCCTATCATCGGTCCATATAAGACCGCTATTGTTAATCGCATCAAGACAGAACTTACTCAGGTTATCTATGTCGGGAACGCTATGATGCCATCTATATTTTGACCGCTGATTGACCGATTTTGGAATTGGCATATAAAACGTTATATCAACCGAGAGGGGATTTTGAAACTTTGGATCATTACCATGTTGTTTATTGAGATATAAACCAAAGGCTAATTTTTCGTGGGTTTGCTTGTCGTAAAACACTCTCTCTCTGATACCAGCTCGCTTCCAAGGTATGGGTGTTATTTCAATTACATACTCTTTGCATCGTGCCATACTTACTCCTCCTCACTTACTAAAGGATTTATAAGAATTACATTACTTTTACTTTTCCTAACAATATGTCTCTAAAATATTCTGCCGTAGAATTCAGCAGGGAGCAATCTTTCAGAAATGATAAGTCCTGCGGAACATCATCATTTCGCCTATTTGTATCCGGCTTCCATGGAACATATGAAGAAGAACGCTTGTAATCAGCACCTTCCGAATTGCGGGCCGAGTCCGGGCGCACTATTTTTTTCATTTTGGATTGCTCAAAAGCGTCTTTATCGTAGAAGTTGTTATCTTTAGGATCAATTCCTTTTTCATGACACTTTTGGTGATAGACAATTTTTTCTATATAAAATCCATTTTCCCTACAGTGATACTCACAAACCTTGAGGAGGTATAAAAATGGGGCCGGTGAGCTTAAAGCAGATTTTAATCGGCGTTCAGCAACTAAAAGAGAATATGACGGATATTGTCTAAGTTTTATTCTTCCATGCTCGTTTAGTGGTAAATGTTTTTCAAAACGAGCGATAATAATATCTCGAACTGGATGATCGGGGTCGTTCAGTTCTTTTTTTTCTGTTTTTTTAAACACGGGCGGTTTTGCGGTTTTATCGCCAAAAGGATCTTCGGGATCGACACCTTTTACTACCTTACTCAATTGACTAATAATCATGTTAAAAATACCTTTAAATTCTCTTACTCGTTCATTTTCCGGCACACAGCTTTCAGGGCTCTTTACGGAAGATCG